TTGTGATTGCCATTAAAGGCCAATGGTCGTCCATTAGATTCTTTCTTTGCTACTGCCCAAGCCACAACAAGGTCTTTACCCTTGAAGCCAACTAGGGAAAGCAGTTCCTTTAGTTCTAAATCTGTTAGAGAAACCTTATTTTCAAAACTCTCTAACTTTTTTGCTTTAGAAACCAAAAAAACCTCTTTCGAGGTGGTTTCCGATGTCTGAGCCTGTTTCAGGCTAAGGTTATTCTTAGTATCAAAATCTGAAATAGCATTAGCAGAATTAGACATAACTGTTACTAGTGCTACGATACTGAGTGTGCTAATGATCTCTTTGTTTCTTTCGATAAATTTAATCATAGTTTCCTCCTTAGAAAACAACAACACCTTGGTAGGTGTTACTTACTAGTATAACATAAAAATTTGTCAAAAGTCAACTTTAGAGGGTGGTATAATAGAAATTATGGCGCAATCATCATCTAATTATCCTACTATGAAATATCCTATTGCTTCTGATCCCGTGAACGTACACGGAGACTTTAAAGTATTAGTTGATGCTTTAAATGATATTTTGCCTCCACTAGGCTATGGCGCAGCATATCTTGATGCTAGAAATACTACAGGAGCAGCAATTGATACTGGTACACCAGTTTTTATTAGCGGAAGTCTTAGTGGAAAATCATTAATAGAAAAATATAATCCATCAAGTGTATCTCACAATCCAGATATTCCAATATTAGGGTTAGTAAAAAGCAGTATTGCAAATAATACAAATGGGCTTGTAATTGTTTCTGGTGTTTTAGAAATGAATACAACAGGTCTTGGTCTTCCTGGCACAAGGGTTTATGTTGATGAAAGTGGAACACTTGTTTCAACCCGTCCAAGTACAGGACCAGCAAGATATGTAGCCGTTGTTGCCATTCAGTCAGTTAGCGGTATGTTAATAGTTCAAACAAAAGGAAACGGCACTTGGGGCGCTCTCAAAGACGGCCTGTCGTGATATAATAAACTATGGCAACTTTAAGAGGATCTCAAACATCATACGATATTGGCAATGCACCGCCAACAGTTATTTGGACTGTAGTTCGTGGAGATACTTCTGGGTTTAAGGTTTATGTAACAGATGATGCTAAAGTTCCTTTGATCCTAAAAGGCGCGGGATCTGAATGGGATATTGCTATGAAGATTAAAAGACCTACTTCAACCCCTGGAATTATTACAGATGCTGCGACACTAGTTTTAAATTTATATCCAGTTGCAGATGAAGATGACCTAGTTGGAGAGTTTACAGTTTGGCTAACAGCAGCAGAGTCAGTACAACTTCAAACAGGAGACATCTTTGACATTCAAGTGTCAGACCCTACAAGAGTTTGGACGGTTGCTCAGGGTAGCCTAAAAATTCTTGAAGATGTAACAGATTAATGGCCACAGCATTAATACTTGATAAACTTAACGGCAAAACAAAACAAATTTTTCCTATTGACTATCCATTAATTCAGGTAGAAGACTTTACAAGAAACACTTTGATTACAGATATACTTCCTTTTAGAGTTAAGTTTTCAGCCATTCAGATTGTGGCTATTGGTTTAGGTAATACTCCAGCAATCCCACTACAGGTTATTGGCTACAGCAACTATATTCTCTAATTAGATAATTAAAAGGGTGATATAATTACCACATGGCTAAAATATCAATTTCAGATGTAAAAGGTTTATTCCAAACAGGTGATAGACCAACTCAAGAAAATTACGTAGACTTAATTGATACCGCTTCAGCCCAAGCAACAGATTTGGGATCAAAGGGTAACAACGAAAATGAAGTCAACGGCATTGAAAATGTAACTGTCATTGATAACTTTGATGCTACAGTTTGGCGCATGGTCAAGTATATTATTTCAATATCAAAGACCTCTGCAGGGGACAACAAGTTCTATGCAACTGAATTAACAATTCTTGTTGACGGTACAAATGTATCAGTCAGCGAGTACGGCACTATCGACAATGATGGGAATATTGGCACCATTGATGTCTCTCGCACTGGAAATACCGTGGCTATTACAGTCACTCCAGATCCTGCGATCAAGCCAGTCACAGTTCGTTACGCACGAATTGGACTTAAGGCGTAATAAAAGGAGATATAAAAAATGGCAACAGTAAATAAAGATTTTAAAATTAAGAGTGGTTTAATCGTTGAAGGTACAACAGCGACAGTTAACGGTTTTGACGTTCTTACAAAGAAAACAGCAGATCAAAATTATATTATTGATCTTATTGGTGGTACAGCAACATCTGCTAACACAGCAAACACAGTTGTAAAGCGTGATGCTAATGGAGATTTTGCTGCTGGTGATATTACAGCAGACTTGATTGGTAACGTAACTGGAACAGTTTCTTCACTTTCAAACCATGACACTGCAGACCTTGCAGAAAATGCAACAAATAAGTATTTTACAAACCAGAGAGCGATTGATGCTAACACTGGTCTTTGGGATACAGTTGGAGCAGCAGCAACAGCACAATCAAACGCTGAAGATTACACAGATGCTCGTGAAGGATTAATTACAACTGCTTATGAAGCATACGCTGACCAAGCAGAAGTAGATGCTAAGGCTTACACAGATACTCGTGAAGGATTAATTACAACTGCTTATGAAGCATACGCTGACCAAGCAGAAGTAGATGCTAAGGCTTACACAGATACTCGTGAAGGATTAATTACAACTGCTTATGAATCATACGCAGACACAGCAGAGGCTGATGCAAAGTCTTATGCTGATGGAATTGTTGGTACAGTAGCAGGAGATCTTTCAACACACGAATTAGACACTTCAGCACACGGAGTAACTGGTAATGTTGTTGGTACAACAGATACACAGACACTTTCTAATAAGACACTTGGTAGCGATCTTGCTGCTGGTGGTTACAAGGTATCTGGTCTTCTAAATCCTTCAGCAAACCAAGATGCAGCAACAAAGTCATACGTTGATACAGCAGTTGCAGACTTAATTAACGGAGCACCAGAACTGCTAGACACTCTTAATGAGTTGGCCCAAGCAATTGGTGATGACGAAGACTTTATTACAACAGTTACAACATCAATTGGAGAAAAGGTAGCAAAGGCTGGCGACAGCATGAGCGGAAACCTTGACTTTGGTGGAACAAATAAGGTTACAAGCCTTGGAGCACCAACATCTTCAACTGATGCAGCAAATAAGGGTTATGTAGATGGAGAAATTACAACTGCTCTTACAACAGCACAGGGTTATGCTAATACAGCAGAATCTGATGCAAATTCTTACACAGATGGCCGTGAGACAGCAATAACAACTGCTTATGAGTCATATGCTGATGATGCAGAGCAAGATGCTAAGGACTATGCAGATGACTTGATCAATGATGCATCAAACCTTTCAACAGAGGTTTGGTCAGCATATAAGACAGCAACAGAAATTAGTATTGCACAGCAAGCAGCAACTGATGTAGCAAACAGCCTTATAACAGACGATGTAGCAGAAGGTTCAGCAAACCTCTACTTCACAAACCAGCGAGCAATTGACGCTGTTGGTGGAACAATTGAAGATCAGATTGATCTTATTGACACAGATGATATTGAAGAGGGCTCAACAAACCTTTACTTTACAGATGCTCGTGCCAAGACTTCAGCAGCAGCCCTTTTGACTGGTGCAACACTAACAAATATTACAATCTCAGGCACAGGTTCAGGACTTACTATTACCGCAGAAAACGGTGTAGCAGATTCTGATACTAATGATCTTGCAGAAGGAACAGACAATACTGGTGCTGGTGGAGCAAATAACCTTTACTTCACAGCACAAAGAGCAGTAGACGCTCTTGAAGCAGTTGTTCCAAACTTCACAGCAGTTGAGTTAAACTCAGTTGCTAAGCAGGTTGCAGCAACACTTTCAGCACCTACAGCAGGAATTCAAGTAGCACACGCCTTCGCAAAGGCTGACTACCGTTCAGCAGAATACCTTGTAAAGGTTGCCTACGGAACACATACTGAAATATCAAAGGTCCTTTTGACACTTGACTCTTCAGATAACATTGCAATCACTGAATACGGAATTGTTGGAACAAATGGCTCAGCGTCATCAATTTCAGCAGGTATTTCAGGAGCAAACGTACAACTACAGGTAACAACCGCTAACAATGACTCAACAGTTACTGTTATGGGAACACTTCTAGTTTAATAAAAAATAAAAATAGTTGGAAGAAGGAGTAGTAAATGGCAATAGTCGATAAAGACTTCAAGGTCAAGAATGGATTAGTCGTAGCAAACGGCGGTACATTCGGAGGCGCAGTAACAGTAGGAACTCCTACTATCAATGCCCACGCAGCAACCAAGGAGTATGTCGATAGTCGTTCAATGGCCGTAGGCTCTACTGCTCCCTCTTCACCAACTAATGGAACAATGTGGTTAGACACTGCAACAAACAGAGTTAATTTCTATTATGATGGAGCATGGTATACCCAGGCCACTATTGATGATACAAATAATTTACCACAACATATTCACGATACCGCAATTGATGGAACTGGTTTCATAGTATCCCAGTTCTATGAAGGTGGATCATTCAATAGCCCATTGGGTGTAGGTTTGGATGCAGGCAGCCCCTCTTCAACAGAGTGGACAGTTGTATTCGATGGCGGTAGTGTAGTAGATAACTTCAATTAAAAATTGGGTGTTATAATAAGATAAGTTAATGGGCAGCCCCCATAAAGGAGAAATAAAATATGGCAACAAGAATGCAACAGCGCAGAGGAACAGCAGCGCAATGGACGGCTGCAAACCCAACTTTGGCAGCAGGAGAAATTGGTTTTGAAACCGACACAGTTAAATTTAAAGTAGGTAACGGTTCTTCTGCATGGGCATCCCTCAAGTACTTTACAGATGCAGAGTCAATCTTGGGTGGTCTTTCTGGAATTGATTTACCAGCAACTCTTGATACACTTAATGAATTAGCAGCAGCCATGGGAGACAACCCAGCATTCTTAACAACAATAGCAACAAACTTGACAAACCATGCTACAGACACAACTGATATCCATGGTATTACAAATACAGCAGATTTAGTAACAACAACAATTCTTTCAAACCATAATACAGATACATCAAATGTTCATGGTATTACAGACACGCTAGTTCTTGCAACACTATCAGGAACACAAACATTAACTAACAAAACTTTTGTAACTCCTTTAGGAATAACAGCGTCAGATGTTGGCTTAGGATCAGTTAACAATACAACAGATGCTAATAAGCCAGTTTCAACAGCAACTCAAACAGCCCTTGATTTTAAGGCAAACCTTGATTCACCAACATTTATTGGTACAGTAAATCTTCCATCAGGAACAGTTACAAGTGGAATGATTGCTGAAGGAACTATTGTGACAGCAGACATTGCCGATACAGCAGTTACAGCAGGAAAAATTGGAGCAGAAGCAGTAACTACTGCAAAAATTGCAGATCAAGCAGTTACAAATGCTAAAATTGCAACTGGTGCAGTTACAAAAGATATGGTTGGACTTGCAGATGCAGATAATACTTCTGATGCAAATAAGCCAATATCTAGTGATACTCAAACAGCACTTGATCTAAAGTCACCACTTGCTTCACCTACATTTACAGGTACAGTTTCTGGTATTACAAAGGCAATGGTTGATCTTGGAAACGTAGACAACACATCTGATGTTAACAAGCCAGTTTCAACTGCTGCACAAGCAGCACTTGATCTAAAGGCAAATCTTGCTTCTCCAACATTTACAGGAACAGTAACTCTACCAACTGGAACAGTTACTTCAGGAATGATCCTTGATGGAGCAATCGTAAACGCAGACATTAATGAGTCTGCAGCAATTGCACAATCAAAGATTTCAGGACTTACTGACGACCTATCTTCTAAGTTAGCGCTTGCTGGCGGTACAATGACAGGAGCACTTACACTTTCTGCAGATCCATCATCATCACTACATGCAGCAACTAAGCAGTATGTTGATAATACAGCATCAGGAGTTATTGCAAAGCCACAGGTTCTTGGAGCAACAACAGCAAATATTGATGCTACATACAATAATGGTACAGCAGGTGTAGGAGCAACTCTTACACATAACACCAATGGAGCATTTCCTGCAGAATCAGGTGGCGCATCAGGTTGGGCACTTTACAAGGGTATTCTTGTAAAGAATCAAACCAATAAGGCTCAAAATGGTAGATACTATGTTTCAGACATGGGATCTGCATCAACACCATATGTTCTTACTCGTTGTACATATTGTGATGAAGCATCAGAGATTCCAGGCGCATACATATTCGTACAAGATGGAACAAACGCTGGAACAGGATGGATTCAGGTAGTTGCAGACCCTGCAACATTTGTTGTTGGAACGGATAACATTGATGTATTCCAGTTCTCAGGTTCAGGAACAATTACAGCAGGAACTGGAGTAACTGTATCAGGTAACGAAGTTTCTATTTCAACTGGGGCAATAACTTCATCGCTGATACTTGATGGAACAATTGTAGACGCAGACGTTAACGCATCAGCCGCAATTGCACAGTCTAAGATTTCAGGTTTAACATCTGACCTTGCTGCTAAGGCACCAATTGCTTCACCAACATTCACAGGAACTGTGTCTGGTGTAACAAAGTCAATGGTAGGCCTAGGATCTGTTGATAATACAGCAGATGCAGATAAGCCAGTTTCAACTGCTACACACACAGTACTTGGTTATAAGGCACCATTGCATGCACCAACATTTACTGGATCAGTAACAATTCCTGCAGGCGCAAGCATTTCAGGGTATGCACCACTAGCCTCACCAACATTTACTGGAGAAGTAACAATTCCTACAGGCGCAAGCATTTCAGGGTATGCACCACTTAGTTCCCCAGCATTTAGTGGAACAGTTTCAGGTATTTCAGCAACAATGGTTGGTCTTGGAAACGTAGAAAATACTTCCGACGCTAACAAGCCAGTTTCAACTGCTACACAAACTGCTTTAGACCTAAAACTTGCTTCATCAACAGCAGCAAATACATATGCACCACTTGCTTCCCCAATATTTACTGGCGTAGGAATAACTGTTCCAGCAGGCGGAGTACAATTCACAGATGGAACACAAACAAAAGAAGGCGTTCCATCACGTACAACAATTATACAAAAAACAGCAGGCTACACACTTGCAGCACTTAATGAAAGAGATTCATTAATTGAAGTTTCTTCTGCTACTGGAGTAACAGTTACAATTCCAACAAATGCAACAACAGCCTTTCCAATAGGATCATCAATTGATATCCTTCAAACTGGTGCGGGACAAGTAACAATTGCTGGAGCAGTAGGAGTAACAGTTAATGCAACTCCAGGATTAAAACTTCGTACACAGTGGTCATCAGCAACATTAATGAAGAGAGCAACAGACTCTTGGGTTGTTGTTGGAGATCTCACAGCATAAAAAATACAAAGAAAATTGGAGAAATAAAAAATGGCAAAAAAAGAACTAGGATCTAAATCTTTACAACAGAATGACTCATTAGAGCCAAAACCACCCATATCTGTTGTAGGCACAAACGTAGGAACTTCACGTGCGTTTAACAATGGTGCCATAAGTGTTAGTTTTTCATTACCAGGAGATTCTCCAGCAGCAACATCATTTACAGTAACATCTTCTCCAGGAGGGTTTACAGGAAGTTCTTCTGCCTCTCCAATTACCGTTGATGGTCTTGCATCAAATACTTCTTACACATTTACAGTAACAGGAACTAATGCTGCGGGAACATCAGCAGCATCTTCTGCATCAGCAGGAGTATTGGCAACAACAGTTCCTGCTGCTCCAAATGCTCCAACAGCAACTACAGCCGTTAACTTAGATACAGTATCTTGGACAGCACCTGCAACTGGCGGATCTGCAATTACTGGATATCGTGTAAAGTCTTCTGATGGTCCAGTTTATGTTGTAGGAAATGTTTTGTCAACAACTGTAGCAGAAACTGGAGATACATCACAGAGTTATCAGGTTCTTGCTATAAATGCTAATGGAGATGGACTATACGGTAATAGTTCTAACAACGTTACAACAACACCTCCTTTCTTCCCTCCATTTTTCCCACCGTTCTTCCCATTCTTCCCACCATTCTTCCCACCGTTCTTCCCATTCTTCCCACCGTTCTTCCCACCGTTCTTCCCACCACGTTTTTGTCCGTTCTTCCCATTCTTCCCACCGTTCTTCCCACCAGTATTCTGTCCGTTCTTCCCACCACGTTTTTGTCCGTTCTTCCCACCACGTTTTTGTCCGTTCTTCCCACCAGTATTCTGTCCGTTCTTCCCACCAGTATTCTGCGTACAAGGTGATGTTCTTGTAAGAACAACTAGTGGATATGTTAAAGCAAGAGACCTGGCTATTGGACAAAGTCTAGTATCCTACAGTTTCAATGAATTACCAGATAACTCATCTGTTGATTTTGCTGAGACATGGGTATCTGATACTCTAACTGGATCATCAGTTGTTGAAACAGTTATCGGAGCAATCAAGGCTAGAGATGTTGCAACTACAGTAGCATTCAATAGCACCAACGAAAAACGATTCTCTATGGAGCACTTGATGCTTGTTAAGAGAGATGGAGTCTATGCATTCGTACAGGCTGGCGTCGTTAAAGTTGGAGACTACCTAGTATCCGATATCAATAATCAAGCAGTTGATACCCTTGTTGAAGTTGTTGAATATATTGATGAAACAACAGATGTTTATGACATCACTGTAAATCCTTATTCACTCTTTATTGCAGGAGATCTAATCTCTCATAATAAGAAGGGTGCCTTCCAAGGCTTAACTATCAGAGATTCTCAGTAGTATGAGTTCAATAAATCATATACATATCCCAAGATGTTCGGGTATATATATAAAGACTCATATTGTTAATGATCTAAAGATTAGGAAGATTCCATACTTTGCTACAAACCACGGAGAGGTTTTTCCAAAAACCTTTGTTGATAAACGGTTTATTTCAGGGCACTTTGGTCTGACTGCATTAAAGTATAGAGACGACTTAATAAATATAGGCTTGGTTAGAAATCCATTAGATAGATTTATAAGCAACTTTATTTATTTACATCCATCTTTTAAAGGTGCTCACTTAGAGGCTCAACTTGAAAAATGGGTGGAAAATTCAAAACACCATAACCTTCAGGCTAGAAGTTTAAATAAAAGTTTAAACGAAGATTTTTATAATTCTTTAGACCACGGAATTCAAAGAGCCAATGAAAGTTGGTGCCTTGAAGAAGGTAGCGTAGATATAAAAGAAGTAAAAGACCTTATAGACTCAATGGCTCTAATAGATACATTAGACAATCATTCATCTTTTATATCAAGGTTAAATGATCTATGTTATCAGGCATATGGGTTTTATAGTTTTTCAAATAAAAATGCTATTAATGAAAATTTTCAAACTATTAAAATATCAGATTCAATGAAAAATAAAATTGAAGAATTAAACAATTTAGATATGGAAATTTACGATTATGTTAAAACTACCAGATAAGAATACTTCTTGGAACTATCAATATGGATCTTTACCAGTTGATCTATCTTCAATAATTCAAGAAGTTAACTCTTTTGAAAATGAGTGGCTACTGGATACTTCTCGTCAAGACAAGTTGGCAACGCACAAAGATACAAAAATGTTTCAACTAAGGTTTATGTCTTATCATTGGGAAATTGGACAAGGCAATACATCTTATGATATAAATTATTTTAAAAATAAACAATCTAATGAAAGCCTTAATGCTATTTATGAATATTTAGAAAACTTGTACGATGGCAAAGTTATTAGGAGTGAGATAATTCAAATGAATAAGCGCTCTGGAATAAAATCTCACGTTGATGGCGGGGTAATGCTACAACTCGGTAGAAGAATACATATTCCACTAATAACAAATCCAAAAGTCATATTTGAAGTATTTGAAGAAAAAAAGTATCTTGAGGTTGGAAATTGGTATGAGATTAATAATATTATTCCACACTCAGTAATAAACGATAGTGACCATGACAGAATCCATGCTATAATTGATATCATGCCAAACAAATATTTAGGAGCAAAAAATGCATAAAGGTGTAGACAAAAGTACAATAAAGAATTTAGATGTATTAAAAAAAATTAGAAGAGAAGACGCTTCATTATTCAAATTTTTTGATGAAAAATATAATGTAGACACTTGGCATCCAACTCCTTTAGCCTCAGATGGTTCTGGTGAATATGTGCCAGGCAGTATTGATAATAATGATAGGTTTCCAGGATCAATGGGTTTACAGAACTCACCTTTAAAAATTTTAGACATGGTGAATAATTTTATGAAAGATATTGAAGGAATTGAGGAGTATACCTTTTTAGATATAGGTAGCGGTAAGGGAAAAACAATTTTACATCAGTTAATCTCAAATGCACCGTATAAGAAGTATGTAGGTGTAGAGATAGACGATCAATTCAACAATATTGCTTTAAATAATTTAAAAACAATTAATATAGAAATAGATAAAGAAGTTGATTTTATAAATAGTGATATAAATGATTATCATTTTTCAGAAGAAAAGTGTGTTTATTATTTTTATTACCCATTGCTGCCTGAAATTTTTAATAAATTAATATTAGATAAATGGGAAATTTTATCAAAATCTAAATCCTTTTTTGTTTTTCATTTTGAAAATGATTATATTTTTAAAGAATTGCTTAAAAAAGATCCAATTTATGATTTTGCAGAAATTTACATATATCAAATTTAAAATTAATATTTTGTATAAATATGTAGATATGCTATAATATTAGAATGACAAATAACTTTGGGTGGCTTGATTTACCAAGATTAGAAAAAGCAGACAGTAGGCTAAAGTCTAGATCAATGTCAAATAACATAGAGGTTTTAAATATTGGCTACGGTATTAATGTATATAAAAATGCCATAAATAGAAGCCAGTGTGATAGTATAATTAAAAGACTAGAAAACTCAGCAAACGATCCAGACTGTAACCTTTCTTGGTCTACAGCAATGGTTAATGATGTAGAAAATTTAGATTATGTTAGGAACTGCATTGATATAAAATATAAAAGAGATATGCTTGGAAAGTCTGGGATATCTTTTAATCAAGACATGTTTGACATACACAAAGAGGTAGAAGACGCATTAGATGTCTGCCTAAATGATTATGAGTCTTTATGGCATCTTCAGATGAAATACAAAGAAGCCTTTAATTTTGTTAAGTATCTACCTGGGAAATATTTTAAACTTCATGGTGACCATGGCCCATTCTATGCATGTACAATATCTGCAATACTATATCTTAATGATGACTATGTTGGTGGAGAATTAGAGTTTCCAAGACAAGAATTAAAGATTAAGCCCCAGGCTGGAGACATTGTTCTTTTCCCATCAAATTTTGTTTATGAGCATGCCTCTTGTGAATTATTGCAGGGTATAAAGTATTCTGTTGTAATTATGACAGACTATAACGATTTACATCATAAGAATAACTAGTGCTATAATATATACATAGTAGAAAGCAGGAAAAAATGCAAAAACATGTTCAAACTGAGACAACCCCTATAGAGCAAACCTGGTCGTCTTTTGAAGATCTAGGGAGTGGAATTTTTGTCTATAGAGATGTTTTACCTAAAGAACTGGATATTATTAACAGATTAGAGTCTGTTCTTGAAGACCAAAGCAACCCATTTCACTGGATGGAAGCGTTTGTTGGCTATCAAGAAAGCATGCCAGAATATAGAGATTGTGTTGACTTTAAGTTTACAAAGAAAGATATGGCACAAAGACCAGGAGAAGCATCTTTAGCGCTTCAACAACTTTGGCAAGACTGCTACGATAGAAAAAGTCCAGCAGTTGAGCACTATCGTAAAATGTTTAATATTGCAGAACTAAGGTTTTGGGAAGCAATGAATTTTATTAGATACCATGAGGGTCAGCATTTCCAATATCATCATGATCATGGATTTTCTTATAACTGTACAGTGTCTTTGGTTGCATACCCAAATGACGACTACGTCGACGGTGGTTTACATTTTCAACACCAAGATTTATTAGTAAAACCACGTGCTGGAGATTTGTATATTTTCCCATCAACATATATGTATTCTCATAGAGCAATGCCAGTTACTAGCGGAACTAAATATTCAATTGTAACAATGCTAGACTACAGCGCAAAATTCCATGGACCAGAGATGTTTTTAGAAACAGGAAACTAACATGTCTATAGATGTTTATCAAACACCACATTCTGATGTAACTTTTGATACTTTAAAAGTTAGAAGAAACTGGATGGATGAAACTTTTGACAAACACGCCTATCATTGCTTCCCAGTATCGTTGGCAAACACAACAGGATGGACATTTTCTTTTCCAGAAGACATTTCTTTTATTTGGAAAGGAACAGATCCAAACTCTAGATCTGAAGACCTTGAAATTCTTTCTGGAGAAAAGTATGTTCATGCAAACAGGGCTAACGGAACTATAAGTTTTAATAGTGGTTTATATTTTAAAAGTACTGATGAGATTAGTCTACTGCTCCTTCCAGTTCCAAATCAATTTATTGATGGTGTTCAAGGATTCTCAAGTGTAATTAGTCCAGTTGTCCATCTTGCTCCACTTCCATATGCATGGAAAATAACAAGGGCAAATGAAGTAATAACAATACCAGCAGGAACACCAATTGTTTGTATTATGCCAATTAGTTTAAAAAAACTCCAAGCAACAGAAGTAAATCTGTACGACTATGTAAAAGATCAAGATTTTGAAAAGAATCTTTCTGAATATGGAAAAGCCTCTGGAGAAATAACTCAGTCTGGACAATGGACAAACTTTTATAGAGATGCTGTTGACCATTTAGGAAATAGCCTTGGAGAGCACGAAGTAAAATCCTTAAAACTTTCAATTAATAAATATCAAAGTGACAAGTAATGAATACAGAAAAAATATCTTTTATTGCAAATAAAATTTGGCTTTCAAAAGAAAGCAAGTCAGCACCAACTCCAATTATAAGAACAATTCCTGAATGGTTTAGAAAAGCAGATAGGTTTGCAAAATTACCAACAGACAATTCTTTTTATATAGGAGAGGATGGTGGAAAAGTTCCTACATGGAAGGCCTGTCCTGCAATTTTTGATATTATGGGTTCTGGATATTCTCTTAATCTTCCTTGCGATATTGAATTCTACATGACTGATTCTGGACTAAAACATAAAGTTTTAAATGTAAAATATAAAAACTTAATTGAAGAAAGATCAGAAATGCCACAGTTTGAACACCCCCGCGGGTATTACAAAAATCATTTTGCAATAACTCCAGATTGGCAAATAAAAACTCCTCCAGGATATAGCGTATTGTATACTCAGCCATTTAACAGATTTGAGTTACCATTTTTGCTAACTAGTGGAATTGTGGATAACGACAAAGTTCATATGCCTGGATCTTTTCCATTTTTTATTTGTGAGGGTTTTGAGGGAATTATTCCAGAAGGAACAGCGTATGCTCAACTTCTGCCATTTAAAAGAGAATCCTGGACTTCTGAAATAATAGAACAAGATAATGCAGTTGAACTAATGAAGCAATCAATAGAAAATTATCAAATTTATAGAAAACCAAATGGCGGAATATATAAAAATGAAATCTGGGAGCAGCGCAAATATGAATAGAAAGATGATATACTAACTGTATGAAAAAAATAGAGTACTCTAATCACCAAGATAAAGATAGATTTTCAATAACTCCCTCTGGATTTTTTGGTAAAAGTGCAGATATGATCCAAGCACGAAACAATTTTATGACCGACGAAGAACTATCTTTTTTATCAGAATCAGCAAAAAATATTACAATTTGGGATATTACTGAAACTCACTATAACGAAGAAGGAACTGTTATTTATGATTCTAAATATTGGGATGACAGAGTCTGCACTGGAGATAGATTAGATCAAAATAATAAAAATATAAACCCAGTAATTAAAAGCCTTCAAGACAGGCTTACAGAAGAAGTAAATGATTTTTTTAATATTGACGCCTGGCCCACAGCAACAGCAATTGTTAGATGGCTTCCAGGACAACTACAAAACCCACATGCAGATAAAGAGTTGCACGAAGGAGACAATGTAGGAAAGCCAAATGATTTTCCTTGGTATGATATTGCAGGTCTTTTTTATCTTAATGATGACTATGAAGGTGGAGAGTTATATTTCCCAAATCAAGGAATTGAGTTTAAGCCAAAAGCGGGTTCTGCATATTTCTTCCCTGGAGATTTAAATTATATTCACGGAGTAAGAGAAATTAAAAAAGGAATTAGATATGTTATTCCTTTTTTCTTTACAATTCGTTCACATGGAAAATCAAAATGAAAAATAAAAGTTTTGATTTTAATTTTTTAGATCAAGATAATTTTTTAAATGCTTATAATAATAAAGTAGCAACTCTTTTTCCAAAAATATCAATGCCTGAAGTTACCTGGGATGAAGTGCTTCAGTTTGTAAATGATTATGAGCACAAAAAAACTGGTAAAAAGATTTTGCCTAATCCATACGCATTATTTTATGATGAGGCACAGATTATAAGTTCAGTAAATTTATTTGTAAAAGAAGTTCATTCTAGATTTTATCCTTGTTTTAAAGATTTAAAGGTTGTAACATGTCAGTTATTTGGTTCACTTAAACTTGAAGATAGCGGACAAGTTATTGGCAAACATGAAGACAGGGAAAACAATATACATTGGCAATGTAAAGGTAAAACACGTTGGAGACTTTATGATTCTGTTGAAAATGATCAACCTTTTATGGATGTTATATTAGAAGAAGGAGATCTATTGTATATACCTGGTGGAACTTACCACTATGTTGAACCCATAACCCCTAGATTTGGTTTTGCAATTTTATTTGGAGACAAGGTGGTATAATAATTATATGTTTAAAGATAATCCAATGGGGGACAAAAAATGAATAATATTACAGTTAAACAATTAGATGAAAACATTTATGTTTACAAAGGGTTAATTCCAAACAATAAAAGGATTGTAGAATTATTTAAGCAGTCTGAATTAAACAAAGGAACTAGTTTTTTATTTGACGATTGGCAACCATGGAGTAGGTTTGGACACTATGTATATGTCATTGGTAATTTTCTAAATGAAGATGATCCTAATATTAATAACACACTATATTTAGAAGAGGTTGAGGCATTAGAAACAATACAGCATGCATTTGGTTATGCAACCGAAAATTTTATGTCTGCCCATAATCTTAAAATAGGAGAGGACTGGATTATTATGGGCCCATCAATTTCAAAATATACTCATGACAATGATCCAAATAGCGATAAAGATTCTTTAGAAATGATCCATCACTCAGACTATAAAGCCCTTGAAACAGATTGCCCAGGAGCACAATTTGCATTAACATGCACAATGTATTTGAATGATGACTATGGCGATGGAGGTATAACATTTTTAACTGGGAATAAAACGGTTATAGATTATAAACCAGAGGCTGGAGATGTTTTGGTTTTTCCTTCAGGCCATCCAGATTTATTATCTCAAGAGGGAAGATACCTTCACGGTGTTAAAAGAATTAGAAATATTGACAAATATCTTATTAGATGCTTTTATCAAATTCCATTTGCTGGAACAAAAGAGTGGCACGATAATCAAGAAAAATTTGGTGTTGAAGAATGGGCAAAGATGGAAAAAGAAAGAATTGATAGAGGTGACAGGTATCACGATTTCAAAAAGCCAAATATTAAAAAGGGTATAGATGAATCTAAGGTAGCAATGTGACAATTAAAAATATTAATTTTAATAAAATAGACCAAAACATTTTTGTATATAAGAACCCATTTAAAGATTTGCGTGGCCTTCTGGATTCTCTAGATTCCGCAACTTGGGAAAAGTGGTATGACTTTGGGGATATTTATAAAATTTTCAATAACAATTTTTATCGATCTAAATCTTTTCCTTCAGATCAAGAATGGTCTTTATACATAGAATCTTTTCTTGTATCAGATCAACACAAGGATATACTTGATGTTTTTTATAAAACAACAAAGCATTATGTTGATACAACGGGTCTATCCTTAGAGGACTTAGTATTTTTAAAGGCTGACATATGCAAATACTATAATTCAAAAGATTCTACAAAGGCTGAAAGTGACTCTCCACATATTGAAAACAACAATTCAAGATATTCTATGTCTTTTCATACAGACTATCCACAAGAAGATGCAGAGGGTCCAGGAGAAAAACAAGCCCTGACTTGCAATATGTATTTAAATAGTAACTATAATGGCGGAGAAATTGAATTTAAAGTATTTTCCAATAAAGATTCTTTTACAAGAATTACTTATAAGCCAGAAGAAGGAGATGTAATTATCTTTCCGTCAAGGCCACCGTACTGGCATGGAGTAAGAGAAACTACTGAAGGAGAAAAGTATTTTGTTAGATCTTTTTGGTATGTAGATGAACAAGCATCAGATGCTTGGATTGAGAATCAAAAAAAATATGGACCAGATACATGGATGCAAATGGAAAAAGACAGAATGAACATTGAAAGAAGCAGCGGGGTTTACATAAAAAATGACTATCATTAATCAACTTAATAAAGATAACTTTAAATATTTAAAAGATGAATTAAATAATAAGGGTGTTTTAGGTATAACTCACAACAGAATTGTTGAAATTCCTAATTTTATAGATGAAAAAACAAGCCAATGTCTAATTAATTATGTAGAGTCAAAAGGAGAAAACTGGGGAGACATAGCGTTTTATGGATCTCTAGGTATGGGATTAATGGCAAACGATCCAGGACTTGAAGAACATGGTCTAACGCTAACATTTTTTGATGACCTTAGAGAAAAGTTTAAAGAAGCAGTTGAACTGGTTTTTGAAAGAAAAGTTAGAGCCAATACATCTCATGCACAGAAGTGGGATGTTGGCGGTTTTGCTTCTCCTCATTCTGACAACTCAGATAATGACGGGGTCCCAAACGCTTTTGAAATAAATAAGTATGTGGGTATTCTATATCTTAATAACGACTATGAAGGTGGAGATCTTTTCTTTTGTAAAGAAAAAGAAGACTTTGAAATAAATTCAGAAGGAGAAAAGTGGGACATCTATTTATCCTTTAAACCAAATGCATACTCTTACTATGTATTTCCTGGAGGAATAGAAAATGTGCATGGTGTTAGTAAAATATTAGAAGGCACAAGATATACTATGGTTTCTTTTTGGGATTATTTTGAAATTGAATATAGTCAAGAAACTATTGATAAGTGGAAAGAAGAAGAAAAACAAGTAAGAATTGAGCAAGCCATTCAAAAAGAAGAGTGGAAAAAGTTAACGTCTTAACCATAGATTTTTAAATATCAACTTATACATAAGATAGAGAGTTTTGCTTTTCATAAAACTCTGCTATACTTAGGACTATTCCGTTTTTGAAAGGACGATACACATGTCAGATTTTTTTAGTTTTAGACTTCCAGAAGATTTTATAGGTAAATATGTTTCTGCTCCAAGCCCTTTTGGTTTTAAGGATGCAGCAGAAAACTCTTTAGGAGAGATTACATTTATCCGTACTTATTCTCGTATGAAGGAGGATGGAACTAAAGAGCGTTGGCACGAAGTTTGTCGTCGAGTAATCGAGGGTATGTATTCAGTTCAAAAGAATCATGCTAAAGAAAACCGTCTACCATGGAATGATTATAAGGCTCAGAAGTCTGCACAAGAAGCATTCCAAAGAATGTTTGAATTAAAGTGGACACCACCAGGACGAGGTATGTGGGCTTTTGGAACTCCAATGGTAATGGAAAAAAAGAACTCGGCAGCACTACAGAATTGTGCAATGGTTTCTACAAAGGACCTTGACAAGAATGATCCAGGAGCCCTGTTTGCTTGGGTTATGGATGCCCTTATGCTTGGTATTGGTGTAGGGTTTGATACAGTGGGACAGGATAAGCATTTTGCAATCTATGCCCCAACAGAACCAGAACAGGTGTTCGAAATCCCAGACACTCGTGAGGGATGGGTAGAGTCAGTTAGACTTCTTATCAACTCATATCTAAGAGCAAACCAAAGCATTCAAAAATTTAACTATGATTTGATAAGACCTCTTGGAGCCCCTATTAAGGGCTTTGGAGGCGTTGCATCAGGTCCTGCACCCCTTATCAAGTTGCATGACCATATAGACCGTGTAATAGGCTCCAGAGCAGGTGAAACACTAGACTCTCGTGCTATCGTAGACCTTGTAAATCTTATTGGTACCTGTGTGGTATCAGGCAATGTTCGTAGATCAGCAACCCTTGCTTTGGGTAATGCAGGGGATGAAACATTTATGAATCTAAAGAACTCAGAGTTATTCCCAGAGCGTAACTCATTTGATCCAGAGAATCCAGGTTGGGCTTGGATGTCTAATAATTCTATTTCAGCAGAAGTAGGAACAAAGTACGAAGACTATGTAGATTTAGTTACAGAAAATGGAGAGCCAGGTTTTATCTGGCTTGATGTTGCTCGTAACTATGGCAGACTAAAGGATGCGCCAGATGGAAAAGACTATCGTGTGATGGGCTTTAATCCCTGTGCGGAGCAGCCATTAGAGTCATACGAATTATGTACACTTGTAGAAGTGCACTTGAATCGTCATGAATCTAAGGAAGACTTCCTGCGTACCCTGAAGTTTGCATACCTTTATGGAAAGACTGTAACACTTGTTCCAACACATTGGCCACAAACAAACGGTATCATGCAACGCAACCGTCGTATTGGCACATCACTTACTGGTATTGCATCATTTGCAGATCAAAAGGGTTTGCCAACGGTTCGTGAGTGGATGGATGAAGGATACAACAAGATTCGTCATTATGATCATCAGTACTCTGAATGGTTATGTGTTCGTGAATCAATTCGTGTAACAACAGTTAAGCCATCAGGATCAGTTTCAATTCTTTCTGGTGCAACTCCTGGAGTTCACTGGGGTCCTGGAGGAGAGTTCTTCCTTCGTGCCGTTCGTTTTGGAAACACAGATCCAATGATGCATTTGTTTAAAGCAGCAGGGTATACAGTTGAAGACGATGTTGTATCAGCAAACACATCAGTAGTTTACTTCCCAATTAAATCAGGTCATCCAAGATCTGAAAAAGATGTAACACTATTTGAAAAGATTGCACTTGCTGCAACTGCTCAAAAGTATTGGTCTGACAATGGCGTTTCTGTAACACTTTCATTTGACAAGGAAACAGAGTCAAAGCATATTGTTCCAGCACTCAATATGTACGAAGGACAATTAAAGGCTGTCTCATTCCTTCCAATGGGAAATACAGTTTATCCACAGCAACCCTACACAGGTATTACTGAAGAGCAATACGAGTCATATATTGGCAAGTTAAAGCACATTGATTTTGCTGCAATTTATGATGGAGCAGAAAATCTTGAGGCTCAGGGAGAGATGTATTGCACAACAGATTATTGCGAAATTAAAATAAACAAGTAGTCTTCTGTGGTAAAATAGACCTATAATGTCTAATCCATCAAACCTATATGCCGAAAAAGTCTTTGCTGAGCATCCGACTGGTCTATGGGCTTTAGATGATACAGCAGATTACATTTCTTTACTTTCAGAGTCGCAAAGAAATTTGTCAAATTGGACAATTGTTGGCGGTACATATCAAGACTATTCTCAATCAATAGACGAACCATTTATAAATAGTTATGTGGGTAAAATTACCGCTACACCAACAGACAACGAGTTGGCTTCTATAATTGCAACAAGTAATGAAATAATGAGCCTAAGAGACTTTAATACTTATTTAAGAACATTTTCTGTAGGTGGATACTTTTATTCTGAAAGCGCATATATTG